AAATCAATCGCGGTAACGTCCAAGTATTGCTCTTGGTACTTGTTTAAATGGTTTACTACGCCTGTACGGCGATATTTTTCTAATATGTGATTAATATCACATTGTTGTTTTTGTTCCTGATGAGTGAATCCCTCATCGTCTTTATAACATGTTTGTTTGCGAACTCGTTCGCTATATGCTGAATTGAACATTTTTGTGTCCTGTTTTAATAAATGTTTTAGGATTGGAGATGAACTCCATCTTTTTAGTTACTGGATGTGTAATGTACGTTTTACCGTCCATTGTTGTTTTAATCATTTGCTTACGCAAATTTTGTAATATTTCTGGTTTTGGAATCATTATTTATTCCTATTATAAGTTTTTTTCTTACCTGCACGGTAAGAATTTTCTTTACGTTTAGGTGGCTTATCAAGATTAGCGCCTTTTTTTATATTCTCCCATAACGGACTATCTGGTCTAGATTGGAATTCTAAATCTCTTGCGGAATTTGTTGAAACGTCTGCCGTTTTACCCCAATCTAAACCTTTAAGCCAATCTATAGCTTTATTTGTAAGTCCACCAGCTTCTGACATAAACGCCGCTTTTAAAGAATTTATATCCGCTTCGTGTTTTGTCCTACGTTGTTGCTCAGCTATTAATTGTGTCTGCTGTCTAGTTTGTTTAATTTGCTCTTTAGCTTGTATTGCCGCTAATGCTGATGCTGTAGTTCTTCCTACTGCTTCACCTAATTGAGCATTTTCATTTTGCATTGTTGCCGATGCACCAGCTGGTGATGATGCTGGACTTCCTAATGCTAGTATGCGGTTTAATCCTGCTTTTTCTAAATCTGCAGAGCTACGCTGATATGCAGTATTTGACATACGTTCTTGGAATGACATTTGTTCTCGTGCAATTTTTAAGTTGGCACGGTTAGCGGACGCTTGTCCGCTTTTACCGATTAAGCCACCAACTATTTGAGCACCTGCTGCTAGTGCTGCTGGTAACATAGTTTACTCCTAGAAGTGGTCTATCATGCCAGGTGGTGAAAATACTGGCATTGGTCTAATACTCGTATAATTAAAGTATGCGTCCATAATAAAGTGTGGTTCACTTGGAACTGCAATACAACGGTCTAATGGTGTATTACTTTTTATAAAAGTATCGCCTAATGTTGGCGTATTAGCAAAATCTTCTGATACGTGCCATGCGTCTAATGAAGCGCTGGCGTCTGAACGGAATAATCCTGTTAATTGTGAACGTTTATACTTATATTCTGCATAACGTTCTTGATAGCCGAATACTTCTTCGTCTGTTGCTGTACCTGAAACAAAAATTTCTTTGTTTAGTACTGCTTGTTCACCTAAATGTGCAAATGTTGGGAAGAAGAAATCATATTGTGATTCTCTTGACCACATTTTATCTAAGCCTTGTTGATATGTTAAATCGGCTCTTACATTGGCTAATCCAATGATATACCCATGCTCCGTGAAACTCTTTGTAAATCCTGAGTTATTTTCTGAAGCTGTTCCAAATGCTGACAAATTACCTTGAGGAGATGTGCTGTCCGTACTTGACTGTTGAGCAACTGGATGGATGTTGACTGGTGTTGAGCCTCCGCCGAGATACTCCGGACGTTGTAATCTAGAATCTGGACTTGTGACTCCAAAATGTGCCTTGACTTTTTCAGTGTAGCGCGTTCCTCCTCGCGCATCTCTTTCAAGAAATCGCTGAATCTGGAATGCTTGTCGCCAGTCGTTGATACTGGCTGATGTTGCTTGTGCAAGGTCGGCATATAACATGTCCTCATCTGGAATGCTGTTTAATGTGTTACCTAACTTGATAGAATCACTAACACCTTGGTCAGTCATATATTTTTTGTTAGTACCTGAATATAAACCTAATGTGTCATTTGCTGATGTAGATGTACTAACTGATAAAAATGCTTTATCACCTAATGGTACTTTAACCTCATCACCTTTTTGAGCAAATGGTAAACATGACGTAAAATAATCATGACGTTTACCACGTGTGTGTAAATCAAACCAATTATAATTTGAATTTTTTGTAATTGCACCTGTATCAGATTTATTAACTTGTGTACTTTCTTGTAAATTCTGGTCTCGAAACCATTCATCATAAATTAAATGATAAGCTCTAAAAGGCAAATTGTTAAAAGGAACATTTGCTTTTAATGGTATTCCCATATAGTCAGGTAATTTACCTGAAGTTTGTGTATTAGTACTAACAGTTGTAGGAATTAGATAATCTGTAGAATCATCTGGATTTGTTTGCTCGCCAAAAAACTTGGCGTAATTTTCCCATACTAGACGCATAGGTACAAAGAAATAAAATGTATCTAAATACATGTTGTCCATGATGGGATTTATTGGAGTTGCTAAACGTGCAAATATATTTGTATTTAACTTGTGTGTATCACCTGGTAAAACTTCGTCTACCAAAATTGGAACTAACTTATCGGCATCGAAAGTTGTTTTTAAACCGTGTGAGCGGTTAAATGTAGAGCGGTTAATGTCCGCTCTTGGTACTTGGGACTGTAATTGTCCTGCTGTCATGACTGATTTCATATTATAACTCTGCGTTTTGTTGGTTGACTGCTTCATTCGCTGTATACAACTGTTTCGGGACTTTTGTTACGATTTCTGCTGAATCGTCGTCATATGTACCTATATGAAATAATGAATAATCCATTGGATACTTTTTAAATTCGCTTTCTGGATGTTCACATGCTTCATAAAATGAGCGTTTTGCTAGTCCATCAGTGTTAAAGAATAATGGCTTGCCGTAGGCTTCTGCTTTTGCGTCATATACTGCATAAATATTAATTTTCATTTTCGTAGTCCTCGAAATTTCTAGTTAAGTTTTTAGTTTGTATTTGTTTGAGTCTTTCTTTAATAAGACTCCTTTCATCGGTGTTATCCGATTTATTTTGAGCTTTTTTAATTCTACGTTGACTTTTCAGTAATTCGTATTTTATAGGGTCTTCCTTTTCCAACAGCTTTAAGAAATATCTTGGTGGCTGTGTTTCAAAGGCTTTCCCTCGTCGCTCTAATAGTACACTATCGTTTTTAGCTATGTCTGTCAAATACTTGTTTGCCCATTCTTTGGCAATTGCTGGATTTCTAGACATTGTTATGTATTCCGGCTTTACTGGTGTTGTAATTACTTCTCCAGTTGATTTATCTATGCCGGTGGGTTTTTGATAATGTTGTTCGCTTTGCTCTCCTGTTACTTTTTTCATGATATATCGTGCCACATAAGCACATGATTCAAATGTTACTTGACCTATGGAGCAATAGCCTTTGTCCCATATTTTGTCAAGTGTGTTTGATTTGTAAATCAGTTCTCCTGATTTTGTTCGTTTGAATTCTTCCATATCTTCAAACGTTACGCCAAATAATATGGCGTGATAGTGGGGTCTTCCTAACCCCTTAATAAAGTTATTGCATCCGGTATATTTTTTTCCGGATTTACTTTCTTTATGCATTATGTAACTTGTATTACATGTTTTGCATGTTTCGCCGTATTCACCACAGTGAAAATATTTTAATTTTGGGTTTCGGCGTGTTCCGTCTGCCTTTAGTATACTAAAGTGATAACGGAGTGCTTTCATAAAATTTTGAAAGTCTTCAACGTGTAAACTACCGTCTTTGGGTAGATTTTCGTTGTTGTATGTTAATGTAATGAATGTTCTTTGCTCCTCCGGCCAATTAGTGGCCTCTTTGATTAATCGAGTTGCCCACTCTCTAGAACGTGCTAGTCTACAAGACCAGCATTGTCCACAAGGGACTTCCATTTTGATTCGTGTGGGGGATTTATTTTTATTAAATACTATTCCACCCCCTACACCAACCCATCCTTTTAAAGAGCTTGAGCAGGGCATTACATTCTAATGCCACCGCGCATTTGGGTTGCTTTGTTTTGCAGATTGAAACGGTGGGTACCATCTGCAGTTTTTGTAAATATCTTTTTTGATTTTTTAAGATTCATCTTTTTACGATTTTTCATTTTTATTACCTTGTTGTTTAAGTTTAATAATTTCTAACTCTTGACGATTTTTACGTTTTTGGGCCTCTTTTCTAAAATAGAAAGATACTCCCAATGTTATGATGTCTAACAATTTAGTTATCCACATTTTTAGCTCCTTTGTCGCTTGTTTTTAGTCTGACGAAGTGAAATTCGTCAGTGGGCACAGTTACATCAAGTGAGGTACTGTGCCCACCTCCGATTGGAGGACTACTCCTTTTCCCCTGACGGGGTCGATTCAACGTCTGAAGACGAGGAAACCTCGTCGCCAGTCGTCGAATTATTTCCGATGATTCCATCTTTCATGTCATCACGGTTTTCTTGAGTTGCTACAAACTCTAAGAATTGAGCAGGGTCATGATTGAACCTTGCTCGTTCTTGTGCAGGCAGTTCTTCAAACATGCTGCTTACTTCTGCTACTTTGTTTTGCGCGTCTTGAAAATCAATCGCGGTAACGTCCAAGTATTGCTCTTGGTACTTGTTTAAATGGTTTACTACGCCTGTACGGCGATATTTTTCTAATATGTGATTAATATCACATTGTTGTTTTTGTTCCTGATGAGTGA